AAGTATGTTCTGGAGGTTTAACTGATGCACAGTTAGCACTAAAACTTGCTAGTTCAACTTTACAAGCACACGAAACAAATATTATAGCACGTAAAGGTGGACATAGCATTGTATTGGATGATGGTAATCAAACCAACGAAGACAATCTAGTACGCTTTAGAACCAGTGCTGGACATCAGATTATGATGAATGATACTCCAGATGGAAAAACAATTCATATCATGCATGCTAATGGACAATCTTGGATTGAACTTGGTGAAGAAGGCACCATTGACATGTATGCATCAAATAGTGTAAACATAAGAAGTGCCGGCGAACTTAATCTACATGCTGACAGAAATGTTAACATCAATAGCGAAAATGGAAGCATTAACATGCATGCCAAACGGGCAATGAGTTTAGAAAGTTCTAGTTTAAACCTAACAGGAACAAACAGTTTATTAGCATATAGTAAAAGCATGATAGGATTAAAAAGTGATTCATCATTGATGCTAAAAAGCAACACAGGTTCGTGGGGAGCTGGAAGCGGTCTTACTTTAGAAGCAGGATGTATCAAATTAAATTCAGGTGCAGCTAGTGATGTTCCTAAAGCACAAGAAATTCCAAAAAAACGTTTACCTGATACTAAGTTTGAATCAGATGTTGGATGGGTTCCAGAACCAGCAGCAATTGAAACAATTGTTACCAGAGCACCAACACACGAACCTTTTGCTGAAAGAGGCAGAGGTGTTAATGTATCAACAAGTTTAGTTAGTACGAGTGCAGAAGTTCCATTGGACTCCAAGACCGAAGAAGCAGTTAAAAAAGCAGAAACAACAGAAATTGACAAAATTAACAAAGGTGATTATGAAAAACAAACTGACGCTACCACGAATGTTGGAAAAATAGCACCTGAAAAAGTTACAGGTATGGTAGCACAGTCAAGTAAGTTAGTCAAACAAAATTCAAATGAAATATCAAATACTCTCGGCGTAGGCAAGTTTGGATTCAGTGCTGGTGAACTTGAAACGGCTGGTTTTCTAAAACCAGGAACTGCAGACTTCTTTCTCAAAGATTCAACTGCTGATTTAAATACTGTATTAGGCAGTTCCAGTGTGTGGAGTGGAAATCAAGGTATATCTGGAGTAAGTGACTTTTTGAATAATGAATCTATACAAGATGTAACAAAAAACGATTTGTTTAACAAAGGATTGAGCTCTCTGCAAAATGCAGGCATTGTAACCGGATTAGAAGATGAAGCTTCTCTCGCAGGATTAGTTAGTGGCGCAAGTAAATATGGAGTTGATGCAGTAAAAAAATGGACAGAAGGCAGTGCTATACTTGGCGAAACTTTAGCAGGTTCATTTAGTGCAAAAATCACAAGCGGTGATATGGATGCACTAGTGAGAGGCGGGCAATATGCAGTTAGTTTGACACAAGAAAAAATCAGTGATGCAGTACAAGGGTTTTCAACAGGTACAGTTGGTGTAACTAATACAAATATTAGAACTACAATTGATAGTGCAGTACAGTCTGGTATAGCAAATAAAAAAGTTAATGGAATTAGTACCTAGACTAGGACTATAAATACAGTATGGCAGAGATAATCGGATATAGCACAATAGACAGGTATAAAACATACACTGTAACAGATTTTGAAATAATAAAGCAAGATCTATCCAATGCTTTAAACATACGTCAAGGTGAAATGCCTGGGCGACCTGATGTTGGTACTATCATGTGGAGTTTTATATACGAACCACAAAATGCACAAACCTCACAAGCAGTAATAAACGAGATACAGAGAGTTGTTGCACAAGACCCAAGAATTGAAGTAGCAGATATAAATGTGTTTTCGCAAGAAAATGGAATACTAGTTGAATTAGAGATACAAACCATACAAGGACAAGATGCCCGGTTACTGTCAGTATTCTTTGATAATCAAACTCAACGAGCCTCTCTGTCAGACGTGTAGTATAAACTACCCAGTTTATAATGTTCATAAATACTAGGTAAGGATAGATACACATGGCTAAAACTACAAGACAAACCAGTATATTTGGCGTTGAGGATTGGAAGAGAATTTACCAAACTTACCGTGAAGCGGACTTTCAAAGTTATGACTTTGAAACCCTACGTAAGAGCTTTATAGATTACATACGTCTATACTATCCAGAGAGTTTTAATGACTACATTGAGTCAAGTGAGTTTATTGCTCTACTTGATGTTATGGCGTTTATGGGACAAGCAGGTAGTTTTAGAAATGACCTGAACACCAGAGAGAACTTTATTGATACTGCTGAACGAAGAGACAGCGTAGTACGTCTTGCTGAATTAGTAAGTTACACTCCAAAACGTAACACGGCAGCATCTGGTTTTTTAAAAGTACAAAGCATCAGCACCACAGAAGGTGTAATTGATTTTACTGGTGTAAATCTTTCAAATATCACAGTTAACTGGAACGATACCACTAATGCAAACTGGTTAGAACAATTTACAGTTATTGTTAATTCCTGTTTAGATAACACACAAAGATTTGGACGTCCAGGAAACTCACAGACAATACTTGGTGTGCAAACAGAAGAGTATGGTATCAATCTTATACAAGGGTTTCTTCCTGTAATACCATTCACTAATACGGTCAATGGTACTACTATGTCATTCGAAGCAGTATGTGCCACATCGCAAGATCAAAAATATTTGTACGAGCCAGCACCTGCTCCAAACGGTGCATTTAACATACTTTACAGAAACGACAAACAAGGTTATGCGAGTGCTGACACAGGTTTCTTTTTCTTATTCAAGCAAGGCAGTTTACAAGACCTAGATTTTAATCTTGGAGAACGTATTTCAAATAGAGTTGTAAATGTTAATATTGAAGGTATTAATAACGAAGATACATGGTTGTATCAGCTAGATTCAGAGGGCAATATTCAAAACCAGTGGACTCTTGTAGAAAACATTTATAGCGGAGCAGTTGAAGAGTTAACCCCAGAACAACGTAGATATTTTACTACCACATCAAGAACTAACGACCAAATTAATTTAAACTTTGGCGATGGTGTGTTCAGTAGTATACCAGTTGGATCCTTTAGAACTTATGTAAGAGCATCAAATGGTTTAAGTTATATTATAAATCAAGATGAGATGCAAAACGTAACTATCTCAATCGGCTATGTGTCAAGGACTGGGCGTAATGAAACACTTACATTGACTTGTGCATTAACTCAACCAGTTAGCAATGCTGCCAATAGAGAAAACATTGACGACATTAAACAAAGAGCTCCTGCAAGATTCTATACACAAAACAGAATGGTTAACGGAGAAGACTACAACAATTTTCCATATACACTTTATTCAACTATAATCAAGTCCAAGGCAGTTAATCGTAGCTCAATTGGTACTAGTAGGTACTTGGATTTAGTTGATATCACTGGAAAATACTCAAGTACCAATATTTTTGCCAGTGATGGTATGATATACGAAAATACTGCTGTTCCAAGTTTTACTTTTACATTTGTTGATCAAAACGATATTACAGATGTAATTGTAAATGAAGTTGAACCTGTACTAGCAAGCCGCGGTATGCAAGAGTTTTATTATGAAAACTTTATTCGACCAAGTCTAACAAGTTTAAATTTAAACTGGAGTCAGAGTACAACTGCAAACAATGAAACAACAGGTTATTTCAAATTTGTTTCAAGCGGTGCACCAGCACCAGTTGGACCGCAAGCAAGTGACAACAAACAATATATTGCATTAGGCGGTTTAATTAAGTTTGTACCACCAGCAGGACAATACTTCAATAAGTTTAACAGGTTAATTGCAGGATCTCCTACTCTTCCAGGCGATAAAATGGTATTATGGGCAACTGTAACTGCATTAGAACTTGATGGAACAAATCAAGGAGTTGGTAATAATGCAGATGGCACTGGACCTGTAACACTTAACAATTTTATTCCTACTAATGCAGTACCAACTGAAGTTATTCCAAACTTTATTACAGACTTACCAACTGCAATCGAAACCACAATTCGTGAAAACATCGAGTTATATAGAAATTTTGGTTTAGGATATGATAATCTAACAGGCACTTGGTACGTAATTACAACAACTAATTTAAATCCAGCAACTACGTTCAGTCTTGCAAACGCACAAAGTACAACAGGAACTGGACAAGACAATTCCTGGTTAGTAGCATTTGAAACAGATGGAGTAACGTATACTGTCAGTTCAAGAAGTTTGCAACGTTTTTGGGCCAGTGTGCTTGAAACAAGATTCTTCTATGATGGCACACAAAAAGTTTACGATCCTAAAACAGGAACAGTGATCAATGACTTTATCAACGTTTTAAAAACAAATAGCTTACCAGATTCAAGTGCAACACTTAACAGTGATGAAGTACTTGATATTGTTGATCAACCTGTGGAAACAGATGGCTTTATTGATGATTTCCGTGTTAGAATATCATACAAAGATTCTGACAATGACGGTGTACCAGATAATCCAGATTATTTTCAAACTCTAGTTGATCCAACTGTGAATCCAAATAATAAAAGAATTTACCTACAACAAACAGTTGACTTTGATAATCTTGAACGATATCTGCCACTTGCAGACGGTGTTGTAAATGGTACACTTGCAACTGAAGCAGCCATTGAATTAGTTAAAAGTGAATACCCAGATGCACAAATATTTTATGCTTATACTGATAAGAAATTTTACAAGTTAACAGTCGCTTATGATGGTCTTAGAACTATTGCACAGGTTACTGGTTATATAACATATGTTGGTCGACAAGGATTGAGCTTTCAATATAGACACAATGCGCCATTGAGTAGACGAATTGATCCAGGCACCACTAATATTATTGACATTTATCTTGTGACACAAGCATACTACATTGCATATCAAAATTATGTTACTGATTCAACAGGAACTGTACCAGAACCTGCACAACCAACAATTGATGAACTTACCACAAGTTATTCAACATTAGATCAATACAAAATGATCTCAGATAATATTATTTTAAACAGTGCAACCTTTAAACCATTATTTGGAACCAAAGCTGCAGTTGAACTTAGAGCAACACTCAAGTGTGTCAAGAATCCTTTGAGTACTGCAAGTGTTAGTGAAATTAAAAGTCAGGTTGTATCAGCTATGAATACATACTTTACTATTGACAATTGGGATTTTGGAGACACATTCTTCTTCTCAGAACTAAGTGCATACTTGCACGACCAATTAGGAAGTATTATTTCAACAGTAGTTCTTGTTCCAGTAGATCCATTGAAGTCATTTGGTGATTTATATGAGATACGCAGCCAAGCAAATGAAATATTTGTAAATTCTGCCACAGTCAACGACGTTGAAGTAATTGACGCATTAACCAGTAGCCAACTGCGTACTGCATCAAACAGCGGAGTAGTATAAGCTATGGCTAAAAGAATTCGCTCAGAAGACTTTCTACCAGAAATATTTCAAACTCCTGCTAACAAGCAATTGCTTCGTAGTACTCTTGACCAACTTACACAAAACCCAAAGTTAAAGCCAACCGAAGGTTATATTGGACGTAAGATTGGCCCTGGTGTTACTGCATCTGACAGTTATGTATTAGAACCAACTGCTAATAGAACCGATTACCAACTTGAACCTGGAGTGGTACAACTTACACCAAATACCAACACTGTTGCAAATGCAATAACCTATCCAGGAATAATTGATAGTCTTCAGTTACAAGGTGCAGACGTTACACGTGATGATAGACTTTTTGATAGTGAGCATTATAGTTTTGATCCTTTTGTTGATTTTGACAAATATGTAAATTTTAGTCAGTATTACTGGGTGCCAGAAGGCCCAAATAGCGTTGATGTATTTGGAAATACTATTCCAATTAGAGATACATTTGATGTTGCATATACCCAAGATGGTTATACTTTTTCAGGAGAATCAGGAGCATTACCTACATTAACATTTGTTCGTCAAGGCGAATATACGTTTAACGTCAATGCAAGCGGTCATCCATTTTTCATACAAAGTGTACCAGGAACGTCAGGGGTACTTCCACAACAACCAAACCAAAGTTCGCGTGATGTACTAGGAGTAACAAACAATGGTGATGATGTTGGAACAGTTGTTTTCACTGTGCCAGAGAAAACTGCACAAAACTTTTATTTTACACTAGCAGATATTGGATCAACAGATTTAGTCGAAGACACATTACAGTTCAATCAAATTAACAATGTGTTTGTTGATGTATTTTTAGAAGAGCATGGTGGCATTGACGGCATCACTGATTTGCAAAACAGAACACTTATTATTACCACTGATACCAACACTGGTTGGGAAACACTTACTCCTTTTGATGAAACACTGTTTGATCAAGACAATCCGGGAATACCAAACGCTGGATTTGATAATAGTGTGGCATTGGCAACAAATCCAGAGAGATATGTGCAGTGGAGAATAAACTTTAACTATGCAGATCCTTTACGTCCTTTTATGGAACTTACAAAAGTACAAAATGTTGCAAACCTAAGCAAAACTCTAATAGAATACGGAACTGAATATGCTGGTGCAACTATGTACAAGGATGCAGAAGGTGAATTTGTAAGACAACCATTGATCACTGCAAATCTTGATATACTTTATTACCAAGATGGAAACGCTGAAGGAAATTTTGGTGTTATTCGTCTTGTTGAACAAGCAAATTCATCAGACCTTTTAATCGAAGACATTATTGGTAAAACAGTTTATACATCACCAAACGGTGTTGTTTTTACAAACGGACTTAAAGTACAATTTATCGGAAGTGTTGTTCCGACAAGTTATGAGAATAAAGAATACTATATCGAAGGAGTTGGTACTTCTATCGAACTTCTTCCAGTAACAAATTTTATTACTCCAGAAACATATACAATTTCAACCACTGTACCTTTTGATAGCACAGCGTTTGACGACGGAAACTTTGACGCAACAAATAATGCTCCAACTGCACAAGATTATATGATAATAAACAGAGCCAGTATAGATCAAAATGCTTGGAGCAGAGGTAATAGATGGTTTCATATTGGTGTGCTCGAAGCAACTGCTATCTATAATAATATTCCCCTAGTAATCAACAATGATAATCGTGCTAAACGTCCAATACTTGAATTCAGAAAAAGTCTAAAACTTTTTAATTATGGAACACTTGCAACACCTGCAGTAGATATCATTGACTTCACAGAAACAGATGCATTTTCGAACATTAACGGCACAATTGGTTACAGTGTGGATGGTTATGATTTTGTTGCTGGATCAAGAGTAATTTTTGCAAACGATCTTGATGCAGAAGTGCGTAATAAGATTTACACAGTGAGTTTTGTAGATTTTGGCGATAGTAGTGTTGATGTTATAGACTTGCAACCAGCAAGTTTGACAACACCTGATATTCCAACCAATACAAATGTTATAGTAACATCAGGTATTACACTTCAAGGAAAATCTTATTGGTTCAACGGAACAACTTGGATATTAGGACAGCAAAAAACTGGTGTGAATCAAGCACCACTATTTGATATATTTGATAGCAGTGGTTATAGTTTTAGCAATACAACAGTTTATCCAAGTACAACTTTTGCTGGAACTAAACTTTTTAGTTATGCAGTTGGGACAGGCACCACTGATAGCATAATTGACCAGCCTTTAAAATATCTAACTATTGCCAATGTTGGTGATATTGTTTTTGACAACAATTTATATGTCGACACATTTGTATATGTCAACGGAACAGTTAGCGTTACAAAAAACATTGACACAGGAACAGTTAGACAGTATAATACTATAAGCACATTTGATAAGTTACTTGGATGGCAAACATCATTTGAAACAAACACACAACGACAGAGTTTCAATTTTGATTATAATGGAGCTCCCTTGGTATTGGATATTGAAGTACTAAGTGATACATCAAAAATTCCAGTTAAGGTATTTGTCGAAGGACAGTTTGTTCTTCCAAACACTTACACATATGCAACCAATAGTGATAATGTAACAGTAATTACTTTCAACCCTAATGTATTAGGACAACCTGATACAGTACCGGTTACTGGTGCTATAGTTGAAGCTCAAGTGCTCAGCAACAGTCCGAGCAGCATTGCATTTTATACTATTCCATCAAACCTAGAATCAAATGCTATGAATGAAAATAGCAAGGACTTTACACTAGGTACAGTGCGTACACATTATGAAAGTATTTGTCAAAATTTAGAAAACTTCGAAGGTAAAATACACGGTAACAATAACGTAAGAGATTTAGGTAATGTTGTTCCTTATGGAGATCTAATACTACAACAAAGTGCGCCAGTTACTATGATGACAAATTTCATTAATGGCAGAGACTACGAATTTTTCCGTGCTATAGAATTTAATAGTTCAGAATATAACAAGACTAAAAACAAGATTTTAGATTATGTTGCAAACAATGATTGGTCAGGAAAAACTACTGCACAGATACTTGATGCTACGCTATTGGGAATTAATGCAGGAAAAACCGAATCTAGTCCTTTTTATTGGACAGATGCAATTCCAAGTGGTAACACCTTTGAAACTACAACATACACAATAACACCAATTACAACCTATGTATTTGATACTCTTAACAGTTATGACTTAACCTCTGCAAACTACAAAGGTATATTAGTATATTATACTCCTAAGAGCACTGGTATACAAACTATACTTGTTGGAGACGGACACGAATACACTGTAGCAACCGATGGTCCAAGAATTACAATCAATAGTACAAAGATAACACTTAGCATTGGTGACATAATTACCATTAACGAATATTCTACAACTTACGGAAGTTATGTACCAGCAACTCCTAGTATGATGGGATTATATAGCATATATCGTCCGCAAGAATTCTTAGACAATACCTATGTAACACCAACAAATGTCATACAAGGACATGATGGTAGTTTAACTGTAGCATTTGAAAACGGTGATTTTAGAAATGATGTTTTATTAGAATTTGAAAAAAGAATTTTCAATAACATCAAAATAAATGAAGTTGAAAGATACGATCCACCCCTTCAAGCAGTTGATGTTATCCCAGGACAGTTCAGAACAACTGATTACACTCTTACTGAAGTTAACAATATATTAAATGTTAGTTTCTTATCGTGGGTTGGTGAGAATCGTGTTCCTTATAAAAATCAAACTTATATTAAAGACAACGCATTTACTTGGAATTATAGTCAAAGTGAAAACAGATTATCTGATGTTCCTCTATTAGGTTTCTGGAGAGGTATATATTTTGATCTTTATGATACTGATTCCCCTCACACTCGTCCATGGGAAATGGTAGGACTCAGTGTAGAGCCAACTTGGTGGCAAACAACTTACGGACCAGCTCCATACACATCAGGTAATACTGTTCTATGGAATGACATGGCACAAGGTATTGTTGCTTACCCAACTGGAAATGTGATAAGAAAACAGTATATTCGTCCTGAGTTATTACAATGTATCCCAACTGATTCACAAGGAAATCTAGTACCGCCAATTGATAGTATTGTTGGCAGTTACGATGTAGACAGCTTTGAAAAATCGTGGGTAGCAGGAGACATGGGACCTACTGAGGATGCCTGGAGACGAAGTAGTTACTACCCTTTCGCAATACAACGATTACTAGCATTAACAAAACCTGCACAATATTTCTCACTATTTGCTGACAGAGATCTATGGAAATACAATACAGAGTTCAACCAATACTTGTATAATGATAGATTCCGTATTGATCCAAGTGTGATAAGCGTGTATGGTAATGGAACAATCAAAAACAGTTATATTAACTTTATTGTTGATTACAATAGAATCACAGGTTTAGATAGTACCACTGCACTAACGGCTACTCTAGCAAATATGGATATTCGATTGTGTTATCGAATGGCTGCATTTAGTGATCAAGGATACTTAAAAATATTTTCTGAAAAGTCGTCACCAAACAGTTTAAACAGTAGTTTGTTGTTACCAGACGAAAGTTATCAACTATTTCTCTATCAGAATCCAAGTTTTGCTGAAGTACAATATTCAAGTGTTACAGTTCAAAGAACCAGTGGTGGATGGTCAGTGTCGGGTTATTCAACAGTAAAACCTTACTTTGAAATATTACAAAGTACCATTGCTGGAACTTTTAGTACCGTAACAGTAAATGGAAATACAGTTCGTATTGCCGAAAGTTTTACAAAAAATGTAATTCAAGTTCCTTATGGTTATGTGTTTGCAACTGCAAATGCAGTGGTTGATTTTTTAGTTAGTTACGGTCAATTATTAACACAACAAGGACTAACCTTTGATACCACAGAGAATCAAGTTATTCTTAACTGGACACAAATGGCAAAGGAATTTCTATACTGGGTAGGACAGGATTGGATTGTAGGAAGTATTATCAATCTTAACCCTGCTGCAAATGTTTTAAAATTAGAAAAGCCAAACAGTGTTGTTGAAAGCCTGGCTAATGAAAATATCAACGATGTAATGTTAAACCAAAACTTTGGTCCGTTGCTTGGCAAAGATTATGCAGTTGAAAGACTTGGTAACGAACTGAAACTAATTGGAGTTAACAATCAAACATTTAGTTTGTTGTCAGCAAGGTTTACTTCATATGAACATATTATAGTATTTGATAACGTTAGTATCTTCAACGATTTGATATATCAACCAATAACTGGTGCAAGACAAAATAGATTATTATTAAATGGTAATACAGTTTTTGATTGGAATGGCACACTTGATGCACAAGGTTTTATTCTCAATGAAGATAATATAGAAGAATGGGTAGCAAATACTTCTTATACTAAAGGACAAATTGTACTTTATAAAAATGCATATTGGAGTGCAACAAGATTACTATCACCAAGTGAAACATTTGTTTTTACTGATTGGATCAAGAGTGATTATGCACAAATACAAACTGGATTGTTGCCTAACCTTGCAACCAAAGCAGATAGCCTACGTGAAAATTATGATATACACACTGCCAATCTTGAGAAGGATTCAACACTACTAGGATTAGGACTTATTGGATTCCGTCCAAGACAATACATGCAAAACTTGAACCTAGATGATATTTCACAAGCTGGCTTGTACTCGCAGTTCTTAGGAACAAAAGGAACAATCACTGCTGCAGAAAATTTTACTAGTGCGAATCTTGGCAAAGAAGAAGCAGAGTATGAGATTTTTGAAAACTGGGCAATACAACGTGGTATCTATGGTGCAAATGCAAACAGAAGTTATTTTGAATTACGCACAGACGAAAGTAAATTATTAAGTAATCCAAGTACTATTGCAGTTATTGATCCGCAAGAGGTATCAACTGCTAATCAGACAGTATTAGTTGAAGATATTTGGAAACAAAGTTATCCTATTACAAATAAAAATATTTTACCAACAGTTACAACAATTCCAGAAGATGTTAGCCTGCCGTCAGCTGGTTATGTAAACTATGACGATGTTGATATCAAAGTTTTTGATTATAACGATTTAACAAACATACTTGCTAATTTAGATACCATATCACTTGGGACAAATATTTGGGTAGCCAAAGCAAACTCATACGATTGGAATATATTTAGAACCAATTTGGTACCAGCTAGTGTGATATCAGTTACTGACAATCTAAATGAAACAAGTACTATAACATTTGATGTCAATCACGGCTTATCTGTTAATGATAGAATAATAATCAAATACTTTAGTGCGTCAGTTGATGGTGCTTATATTGTTGGTACTGTTCCGGGGTTAAAAACTATAACACTAACACTTAGTCTTGCTGGTGAAACAGTGTCGGTAACAGGTGATGGTCGTGCATTTATTCTTGAAAGTGTACGTGTTGCACAAGCAAGTGATGTTGCTAATTTAAGTTTTGCAAATAATATTGTGCCAGGAAATCAAGCCTGGGTAGACAACAATGGCGATGACAAATGGACAGTTTTACAAAAAATCAATCCATTTTCTACACCAACTGACCTCGAAGCAACTACTCCGCTTGAGAACGACTTGTATGGTACAACAGTTTCACAAGGATTAAGAAATCAAGGTTTACTAATTGGGGCACCTGGACATAATTCTAGTAAAGGTGGATTATATGCACTAGGCAAGGATATCTCTGGTTCATATATACAAGTTGCACTTATAGCACCGACCACAACAGGATTTGCAGGATTTGGCTCAAGTCTCAGTGTTGGAAAATATGATTACGCAGTAGCAGGTGCTCCTGCTAGTGATAGCAACAAAGGTTATGCACTAACAGTCAACAGAAACAGTGCAGATGGCACATATACTCAGCAACAATTGTTTAACACCGGTACCAATGATGCAGACAAATTTGGAACAAGTGTAGCAATCAGTGCAGATGAACGTTGGATGTACATCAGTGCACCAGCAGACAATAAAGTATACGCCTACAGTAAAGTTGAAGTACAATCACAAAAGATAGAATACACTGGAGATGGTTCGACTACTGCTTTTAATATTCAACCAACTATTGTTGTTAATGCTAGTGATGCAACGGCAACAACACAAATTGGTGTAACAGTTAACAATATACCACAAGCAGGCGGAGGAGTTGACTGGACTTTAAGCACTGTTAGTGGAGTACAGAGAATAACATTTAATACTGCACTCAATCAAGGAGATGAGTTACGGATTATTAGACTACAGAGTGCTACGTATTTTCCATCAGTTTCAACTACAGACTTTAGTTTTAGTACATTGTTTACTGCTAGTGACATTTATTCATTTTCAGTGTATCATGACAATGTCCTATTACGTCCATTCTTTGATTATACTATTGTAGGCACAGACGTTGTACTTGGTAGTGGAGTTACAGGAACAGTTCTTATATCAGCAAAAACACATTGGGATTTTGTAAACACTTTTACTGCAACAGGACTTGATGCAAGTGACCAATTTGGTTACGATATTTCAACTACTACAGATGGTAGACAAATAATAGTTGGTACACCTGATGCAACCATTGGAACAAATACGCTTGCTGGTGAAAGTTATATAATTGATAGAAGTGTTGAAAGATTTCAAGTTACCACTGCTTCTACCACAACACAAAACTTTACGGTAACAGAAACTCCAACTGCACCAATAGCAGTTACACTTAATGGAACGTTCCTGACTCCAACTGGGAATGCAAATGACGCACAGTTTAGTGTTGCAGGTAGTGTAGTTACCATAGGAACAACTGCGAATCCAGTAACATTACAAATTGGTGACATCATCGAAGTTGAAACAAACATTTTTAAAACCATACAACAATTTAATTCGACACTAAACGGTGCTAGTTATTACTTTGGTCAAACTGTAGATATATGTTCAACAAATTGTAGTGCATACATTGCTATGCCAAATGACAGTGCAGTTGTTCCGGAAGGCGGGAGTGTCGAGCGTTGGATAAATCAAAATAGATTATTTGGAACTATTACTGGAACTGTTGCAAACCCAGTGTTGACTGCAACTGACTCAATAAGAATCAACAACTATTACGTAACACTCACAGGCACAACTGTTGCTAGTTTAGTTACAGATATTGCCACTGCTAATCTTCCAAACATAACTGCACAAAGCGTTGACGGTTCATTGCAGATTACATTGGAAAATGTTATTGCTGGTGAACAGTTTATTAAATTACAAGTAGCTCCTGGAGAAGGAACAGCATTTGCAGATCTTGGATTAACACCATGGGTATATGCACAAACAATTACAGCGCCAATTGCACAAGTATATGGACATTTTGGTACTAGTTTAAAGATTGATGACAGTGCAACTACATTGGTAGTTGGTGCTCCTGATGCTACTGCAAGTTTACCAACAACATTTGATACAGACACAACATATTTTGATTCAAGAAGCACAACAGTTATTGATCCATTGGATCAATCAGGAGTGGCTTACACCTATAATTACTTGAATTCAGCAAATAGCAGTGCTACAAATCCAGGTAAGTTTGTATTTGGTCAACAGATTTATGATACAACTATGACAAGTCTAGATAAATTTGGTTCAGCAGTTGACTATTATGATGGCATACTATTAGTTGGTGCACCAAATGACGATCTAAACGATAGCTCTGGTGATTTTGGCAGAGTAACTCAATTAACAAACGCTAATAAAGAATCAGCATGGAAAGCAATTTATACACAACAACCAATAGTTAATGCCTCATTGCTTAACAGTGTGTTTACATATAACAAAGGCAACAACGAAGTTACCAGCTACTTAGATTTCATTGATCCTCTGCAAGGTAAAATATTAGGAGCAGCACAAGCAAATATTGATTACACAGGTGGTATTGATCCAGCTGCCTACAACACAGGCACTGTAAACAACTATGGTTCGCAGTGGACCACTACTCATCTAGGTGAAATGTGGTGGGACCTATCAACTGTGCGTTTTATCGATTATCATCAGGATACCATTGAATACAAAGCACGTCGTTGGGGACAGTTGTTTGACGGTTCATCGGTAGACGTTTATCAATGGACTAAAAATACAGTAGCACCAGCAGATTACACAGGCGAAGGCGAAGTTTACACTACTGAAAGTTACGTAATAACCAGCGAACTTGATAGTGCAGGCACATTTATTACCTATTATTACTATTGGGTTAAAGGGCTATTAGCAGTAAGTCCAAACAAAACCTTAAGCTCAGTCGGCATTGCACAATATATTTCTAATCCACGATCAAGTGGAATATCATATACCGCTGCTATTAGTCCAAGTACAATAAGTTTGTACAATTGTAGAAATTTATTTTCAGCAAAAGATACAATACTACATGTAGAATTTGACAAGATCGAAAACAACGATAACGTTCACAGTGAATATGATTTAATTACCGTTGGTAATTCAAAAAGTTTCTTAGGTGGTAACCTTTATAGAAAATTCTTAGATAGTTACTGTGGTGAAGACACCCTTGGTAATCTTGTACCAGATGCTACATTAAGCGTTGCAGACAAGTATGGTGTTAGTTTTCGTCCAAGACAGAGTTTCTTTATTAACAGATTTCTTGCACTTGAAAACTATATGGATCGTGCAAATAGGATAATGAAACTGTATCCTATATCTGACAGCAAGAGTTTTAAATTGCTCAACAGTGAAGAACCAGAACCAACTTCAGCAAGTGGAGAATGGGACAAACGTTTATTAACCTACGCTGAACTTACATATCAAGACCTACGTCAAGTAGCAGTGGGTTACAAATATCTTATAGCAAGTGATAGTACACAAGAGGGATTGTGGACAATTTATACGGTACAAGCAGAACAAACACTGCTACTGTCAAGAGTACAAAACTACGATACAAAACTATACTGGAGTTATGTAGATTGGAATGGCATAAACGCAGATTTTACAACCTATAGTAGTGCAAATGCCAGCACTTATGATGTAAAATTGTACAGTGATTTATTAGCATTAACTGATGTAGCAGATGGAGTTTGGGCAACAGTAGAAGCAAACAGTTTTGGAAAGAAAGAAGTATATCAGTATAGCACAACAACCAGTGAATGGACAAGAGTTTTCTTAGAAGATGGTACTGTTGCAATTGATAGTACTGTTTGGGATTATAGTGTAGGCAACTTTGGTTTTGATGTTGAAGTTTTTGATGCACAACGTTTTTCTCAAGCACCAAATATTGAAACAAGACAAATACTGAAAGCTCTAAACGAAGAAATATTTACTACTGATCTACAAAAATTTAGAAATGAACTGCTCATACTTACATTTGAATTTATAATGAGTGAGCAACCAGCTCCAGATTGGTTATTCAAAACAAGTTTAATTGATGTTAATCATAAAATACGTGACCTAATTGAATATCCAATTTACAGACGTGATAACCAAGACTTTGTTAGTGAGTATATTAACGAAGTGAAGCCTTATCATGTTCAAGTAAGAGAATTTAACTTGCGTTACGAAGGCGAAGATACGTACAACGGTAGCATAACAGACTTTGACTTACCAGCTTACTACGATAGTCTCAGAGGACAGTTTGTATCACCTATACTAGATGATAGCGAAAATCCAAAATCATTAAGTGCAGTACCAAGCACTAGTGCAGTTTGGCAAACATTTCCATGGAGTCAATGGTATGACAACTATAAATTAGTAGTGAAGAGTGTAACAGTTCTTACACCAGGATCAGGTTATACAGTTGCACCACAGGTGGTTGTAACTGGTGATGCAACAACACAAGCAACCATGACTGCAACTGTTAATACTGCTGGCGAAGTAATAAGAATAAACTTAGTAACTGCTGGCAGTGGTTATTTAACAACACCAACACTGACAATATCAGGTGGTAATGGCACAGGTGCTACTGCGATAACAGTGTTGGAACCACAACAAGTACGTGATTTTACAACCACTATAGCATATGACAGAATAACATACACAAGTCAGGTTGTTGATTGGACTGCAAATACTGCATATACTGCAAATCAATTGGTACGTTTTCCTGTGCCAACTGTTGGAGTAATTAATGCTTCTTTACCTCAAGTATACAAAGTAACAGCTAACTTTACAAGCGGAACTGCATTTGATCCAGACAACTATACCGTGGTTGATCCATCTACATTAGATGGTGCAGACAGAACAATCGGATTGTATACACCCGAGCCAAACGAACCAGGACGTGAATTAGCACAAGTGATGTCTGGAATTGACTATCCGGGAGTACAAGTCGAAGGACCAAATTTTAATCAAAACACAGGTTTTGATGTTGGAAATTTTGATATTAATCCATATGACAACATAGATATTGGTCCAGAAGGATTACCAACATACGATCCAGGAATACTTGATGTTATATACGAAAGTCAATTCAGTGATACATACCTAGGTACAAGATCTACTGATATTAATATCGAAGGTGGCGGATTTATTGACACATATAGTTCACATGCTCCAGAAGAATTAATTCCTGGTAGTGAATTTGACACCCTTGATTTGAAGGTTTACACTCGTCCAGGCAGTGATTGGAGCAGTGACGGACACGGCTTTGACATTGCTACAATAAACGTAGTGTACAACGGTGCAGGAACCACATTAGACTTTACCAGTGCAATGTTACATCCAGTTGGTATACAGGTGCTAGATATTACCACTGGCATTGTTACACCTCCTACTGCATATACTATTGACTGGGTAAACAAAGTTGTAACACTTGGTGCAACCATGCCAAGTTCAGTAGGCAACAGTATTGCAGTAAAAGTTTATGGTATAGGCGGTGGTTCGCAAATATACAAAGAAAGTATTGTTGGCACAGATGTTGTTAGCAATGTAGCAAGTATTCCTGTTGTGTTTACACAAATACATGAAATGGTAATTTTTGTAAATGGTGCAGTAATTACAGATTACACCTTTGCCGCAAGTGGTAGTTTTGCAACTGCAATAACATTTGACAGCACATATGGTGCAAGTGATTGGATTACGTTTGTTGCACTAGGTGCAACTACACCAACACAATATTCATGGAGCACGCCGTTAGTACAGTATATCACAGGTTACGATGGGTCAAGTTTCTTAGATCCATTAACCAACAGTCTTGGTGGTACAAATCAAGCCAATATGGTTGTGACTCGTGAAGGACAAAGACTTCGTCCACCAGAAGGTATTGAATACACAGGCGATGGTTCCAGTGCTGGTCCATATTATATAAGCACAACCGGTATTAGCAACCAAGGATTGGTGTCTGACAATGATACGTTAGTATATGTGGATAATGTAAAACAAACTCTTGCAGTTGATTATAATCTAAGTGCATGGGATGGATCAAGCGATAGATACATCGAATTTACTGTAGGTAGTATGCCTCCTGCTAATAGTGATATTAAGATTTTCACAACAACTGAAGCAGATTATATTTTACTTGGCGATCAGTTAGATTTACGAGTGAGTGCAGCTGCCAATGCACAGTTTGGAGTTTACACTTACAATGATACTGCTCAACAAAATATACTTACAAAAGTATTTGTTGGACCAACAACTGAAGGTGTTACAACTGGCGACGCTTTTGATGAGGTGCCTTTTGATAGTGCAGAGTTTGATAAAACAATTGGAACAACTATACAAACCAATAACTTTGCACTTGGTAGACTAGTAACAAGTCCTGAAAGACTTGTGGTTACACTCAATGGTTTCTATATTGAACAAACTGAATACAGTTTATCTACTGACGCAAATGATAAAACAACTTTAATTTTGGATAGAAGTATTTTAAACGCCGCTGATGTGTTAGCAGTAACAATGACAACAAACACAGTTGTCCCTAACAGTTTAAATTTTAGAATTTTCCAGGACATGCTAGGAAATCAAAAGTTGTTGAGAATGAACACTAAAAACACAACTCAACTTACACAAGATGTAACTGCTAGTGCAGATGTTATATATTTCCAAAATGTAAGCAAACTCAGTGAACCAAATCTAGGATCAAATATATTTGGTCAGGTAATGATTGGTGCAGAAAGAATTACATATAGAACAAGAGATACAGGCAACAACACAATTAGTGGATTGCGTAGAGGAGTAGCTGGCACAAGTGCAATGTCTCACAGTACAGGCTCTATTGCAAGTGATGTTGGTCCCGGAGAACAACTTCCTGCAACATATCAACAAAAAACAACAACTGATAAAACAAACGTTGGTGATGGTACAACCACTAGATTTACAACAAGCATAACAGTACCAACTGGTTTAGACAGTACAGAACTTGCGGAATCGATCACAGTAACAGTTGCTGGAGCAGTGTTAGTTCCAGAAACTGATTACACAGTAACAAGCGTAGATACAACACTTACAGAAATAACATTAACTGTTGCTCCAGATCCTAACGTAGAAGTATGGTTTAGCCAGGTAACTGCAAAGGTAATGTACGCACAAGGTACTAATACTGCAAGTAATGGAATTCCACTGCAAGATCAGACCACTGCAGCAGTATTATTTCTTAAGAGTTAAAACCCAGGTTAAGTAGTAAGGTAAATACAGTATGGAACAAGAAACAAACAATGAGGCCATAGTGGATCAAGAAGACGAAAAACGTCCAAATGAAGCAGGACAACTTGCTATAAGCGGGCATATCAAAATCTTTGACCCTAATAGCGGCGAAGTTATTGTTGACAAAAGAAATGCCATTCACTATGAAAATATTAGTGAAGCATTGGCAAATAGTTTGGCTAACAAAACAATTGGACAAATTTACAGTATGGCTTTTGGTAATGGCGGTAGCAGTGTTGACCCAACTGGTGTTATAACATACTTGCCACCTAACACAACAGGGCAAAACGCAAACCTGTATAATCCAACCTACTCAAAAGTAGTAGATGATAACAGTGCAAGTAACACTGATGCTAGTAGTAATAATTTAACTGTTACTCATACCACTGGTAAGGTATATACAGATATACTAGTAAGTTGTTTGTTAGACTATGGTGAACCATCAGGGCAACAGGCCTTTGATAATTCTACTGATTTTAACGGAGACTATGTATTTGATGAACTAGGCTTAAAAACCTGGAACGGAAGTGCAACAGAACTTAGATTGATAACACATGTTATCTTTCATCCTGTTCAAAAATCGTTGAACAGACAGATACAAATTGATTATACAGTTCGTATACAAACATTAACTAACTTGAGTGCAACATAAATACACTTAGGAAACGGAGTAAAATAAGATGTCATATACCATTAATTTAACCGATGGTACAATTTTTGCAGTTGTTGCGGATGGTACTATCAATACCGACTCAAGCCAAACGCTTGTCGGAAAAAACTACGCTGGATACGGTGAGTTCGTAAATGAGAACTATATCCGGTTGCTAGAAAATGCCTCAAATACATCAGCACCAGGAGCACCTTTAACAGGACAACTTTGGTGGGATAAAACCAATAGCGTAATGAAAGTTTACAATGGAACAACTTTTAAAGTTATTTCAGCCGCAACTGCAAGTGGCAGTGCACCAACTTCAAACGTTACAGGCGATTTATGGTTTGACACAACAAACGATCAATTAAAAGCATATAATGGAAGTTCATTTATAACCATTGGTCCTGCATCAACAAGTGGTGAAGGAACATCAGGTGCTATTGTTACAACAATTACAGATAGTGCACCAGGTAGTGATCATGTTATTGTACAGATGTATGTAAACAATGTTATTGTTGCAATATTTTCAAAAGATCCAACGTTTACTCCGGCGGCTGCTATCTCAGGATTTGCTACAATTGGTCCAGGTTTGAACATGAGTACAACAGTAGCAAACGCAGTATTCAACGGAACCGCAACAAATGCTGATACATTAGACACATTAAATTCGACATCTTTTATGAGATCTGATGCAGCCACAAGCAACAATACAAGTATTAGTATTACAAGTGATACAGGATTGTATGTTGGCGGAGACAGTGATGCAAGAATATTCGTTAGTGGAACAGATGTATACCATAACAATCAAACACAAGACGGTGATATAATTTTTCAAGTCAACGATGGTGGTGTTACAACAACTGCATTAACAATTGACGGTGCAACCGCAGCCTTGACTGCTCCTAAGACATTAACTTTGAACGCAGGTGATGCGGTCACTGCCCTAATAAATGGTGGCACAGCCGGCGTTGGAAATATTGGTACTGCTAGTTTTCCATTCAACACAGTTCATGCTAAAGCAACATCAGCAGAATATGCTGATATGGCTGAGCGTTTTCATGCAGATGCAGAATATGCTCCAGGAACAATTGTGGAACTAGGCGGTGTAAACGAAGTCACACTTTGCGTTGAGGAATTAAGTAATAATGTATTTGGTGTAATTTCAACAAAGGCAGCATATTTGATGAACGGTGGCGCCGGAACAGACAAAACACATCCACCAATTGCAATGACAGGAAGAGTACCTGTAAACGTAATGGGATTTGTTACCAAAGGTGACAGACTTGTAAGTGCCGGAAACGGAACTGCAAGAGCAGCAAACTTGGATGAGATTACAAGTTTTAACGTAATTGGCCGTGCTCTACAGAGCAAAACAGACGAAGGAATTGGTAGTATAGAAGCGATTGTGAAGATCGTCTAAGTCAAATAAATATGATTATAAGATAACCAGCTATGGTGGAATCAACGACGTGGTGAAAACTAAGGTATAAACTGACTCGCAAGAGGACGCCGTAAACTATAGCGTATATTACATACTAATACAAAGGAAAGAAATAAGAAATGACATATTCAGCAGGAAACACCATTGTAGATGATGACTACAATATATTTGCAACGGGTAACGCCGCAGGAACAGGTGATCAATCAGTAGCCAATATTAACTCAATAATTGGAGTTGGTGGAAATGAATTTGGATACGGACAAGGAACTGAGTTAACTCCAGTAGCAGCTGGTGATAACGTACAAGCAACAGACTGGTCCAGCTTGTTAACAAGAAATACCACACTTGCTAACCACCAAGGAACAACAATTACAGGAATTTCAAATCCATCAGCTGGTGATACGATTGCAGCATATGCGGCATTGAGTGCAAACATCACTGCAACATTTAACGGAAAATTAAATGCGGCAGGCTCAGGATCAGATATAACACGTACTACAACAACAACTTCTGGTTGGAACACAAGTGCAGTACTCACACAAACAGTTACCTTTCCAAGTAGAAATCAACTAAGATATTTTTTCAATGCAGGCGGAATGATTCGTTGTAGTTGGTCAAGGTCAGGTGGTACAACAAGTGATCAAAACACTTCATGGACTAACACACTTACTGCTGCTGGAACAATTGTTCTTACAAGTGATGGAGCATCAAAAACTATTGCAGGTACAGCCTACACAGGAATAACCAAACTTGGTGGATCAGGTACAAACCAAATATTATTAACATCCAATGGAATATATGATATATCTGCTACACCAACAATACAATTTAAACAAATTCCACCTACAGGATATGGCGATAACGAAATTGAATATTATATGTCAATTCCATCAAACGGAACAGTGCTTACAATAAAAACAGACTTGTCAGATGATTATACTCCACCAGATCCTGGATCACCAGATTTAGTAGACGGTACACTAACGCAGACTTTAGTAGTACGACCACCAAGTACAACTTATTTGTCAGATTCATGGGGAACTCCAGTAATAAGTTCTAACAGTTGGGTACAGTCATAATAATTGACTAACAAATACTAGAAACCCTAGTTTTTATTAACTAGGGTTTTTTTGTGACTAAGTAAAAATATGAACACAGAAAAACTCATTAAAAAAATAAGAACCAGATTTGATCACCAACAGGCAAGAATTGTACTGCGTGAAACATATCAAGCCAAAATGCTTTTTGCACATAATGGAGGTATGTGGCGAGCCGGTCCAGAATTAATAATGTTGTGCAGTGCATGCTCGGGAGAAGTGGTATTAGAAGATCACTACAATACTCCAGTCAGTGTAGACATTGACGAACTCAAACAACTAGCAATGCAACTTTGGCAAGAACAAATGAACGCATGGCAATCAGAATACAACGAAATTTCCAAATTCAGATGACTGTAGGTGCTTTACTTTTTGCATTTGATAGTGAGATTAAGTATACCAAACTTGCTATTGAATGTGCAAAACGCATACAACAATATTTAGATATACCAGTGAGTCTGGTAACAGATATTAATCTAGAAACTGATATATTTGATCAACAAATTATTGTAGACAAACCCAGTGATAAAAACAAAAAATATCATTTTGATCTAGGAGGATCAGCAGTGTGGTATAACTTTGGAAGAAACTGTGCAATAGATCACACACCGTATGATAGAACACTACTAGTTGACACAGACTACATGGTAAACAGTGCAGACTTATCAACTATGCTAGAGTGTTCACAACCATTTCTTGCTCATAGATCAGTTCAAGAGGTGTTTAAAAATAAAAAACGCATAGAAAAATTTGGCACTAAAAATACTCAGATGTGGTGGGCCACTGTGATTATATTTGATAAAAGCACGTTCTCGCAAGATGTATTTGAAGTATGGAAGATGGTAGAAAAAAACTATTATCACTATGCAAACATCTTTGGTTTTGATTCAAGAAAATTTCGCAATGATTTTGCACTAAGCGTTTCATTGTTGCTCTGCAATGGAAATACCATTCCAACACAGTGTGATATTCCCTGGCCTTTGTTTAATGTAGACCCAGATATCAAAGTAGAACTATTAGATAATAAATGGTGGATAGAACACACAACAAGACGTATATGTATGGAACATCACGATCTACACGTTATGGGAAAAACCTATTTGGAGAACTTGTATGCAGTATGAAGCAGACAGAGGATATCTCATAGTAGGTAGTGAAGATTATATTGCATGTGCAGAAACCCTTGCAAAGAGTTTGAGGCACTGGCATCCTGATGTGAACATTTGTTTGCTCACTGATGTTGAATATAGTAATCCACTGTTTGATTATGTAAAACAGTTTCCTTATGGTAATACTGGTGGCTGGACCACTGATTGGCAAGTGTTTGATGCTAGTCCTTTTCATGAAACAGTAAAATTGGAAGCAGACATGGTAGTAAGCGGACCAGTTGATCATTGGTGGAACTTATATCGCACCAAGCCAGTTTGGATATCAACGGGTTGTAGAAACTATCATAACACCACATCAAATAATCGTCGTTATAGAAAAATATTTGATAGAAACAACTTACCTGATGTATACAATGCAATCACTTACTGGCGAATGAGTCGTGAAGCTAAGGAATTTTTTACTACTGTAAGGCACTTGTTTGAGTCTTGGAATGAAATTAAAGTAAACATACAAGGTGCTCAAAATGAAAACCCAAACACTGATTTGATCTATGCATTGTGTGCAGATGAATTTGTTACTCCAGGTGTAGGTCCACAGATTGTACACATGAAACCAGATATATTAGGAACCAGTGCATCTGATTGGAACAAAGAATTAATATGGGAAATTGTAGATGGTGTAATACGTATCAACGGGCATAACCAACATGGGTTTGTGCATTATCATCAAAAGTATCTAGCCAAGAAACTAGGAGAGTGTTATGATAAATCCTGATGAATTTAATCAACTGTTTACAAATATAATAAAACCAAAAAAACCAGTTGACATCAACTACAGACTATACTATAATAAAGAAACTGGTAAACCTTTACAGTATACAATCGATGAGCAAGATGGTGATTATATTGTTATAACAAAACAACAGTATGCTGAGAGTCGTTATGACAGTGTGGTTATTAATGGTAAATTAACCACAGTAAACAATGCAGTACGTTGGTCTAAATTGGTTCCAAGCAATGAAGGAGTAGCCTGTGCAGTCGACAATGTAATGATTGTTGATCGTGATAGTTCAACAAAGTGGAAAATAAAAACTCACGACGCTGAGTAAATATAGTTTTAGAGGAAACTATCATGGTAAAATTTCTTATCCCTATATTTGTAATACTTTTTGCATACAACGCACAAGCACAAACACCGCCACCCAAAGATGGTTCTAAAACACAACTATTATTAAACATGCAGGTACCATGTAGCGAACAAGGTATTGACTACCTTTCAGATATAGTAAACGAACACGGCGAACAAGAGTTTGCAAGTGGCGTAGTAAAAATTAAACCATTGATGCAACCAGATATGGTCACTGTTGATTTGCTTATGTATGTGAATCCTAAAACCAGTACATTTACAATTTTCAGTTATCAAAAAGTTGGTGAATATAATGTTGCATGTGTGATTGCTGGAGGTACAGATTTCACACCATTTTCAGGAGAGTATAGAAAGAATGATTGACGTTGCTGACTTGGATTGCATATACTTGAGCTATGACGAACCACAAAAAGAAGAATTTTGGATTAAAATACGCAACATGGTGCCATGGGCAAAACGTGTTGACGGAGTACATGGGAGTGATGCGGCACATAAAGCAGCCGCTGATGCCAGTGACACTGAACGGTTCATTCTCATTGACGGTGATAACTTACCTCAAGAATCATTTTTTAACGAAACATTAGAATACAAAGATGATCAATACGAACATGCAGTGTACAGATGGCGTGCAAGAAACAATGTCAATGGGCTGATGTACGGCAATGGAGGAATCAGTAGTTGGACTAAAACATTTGTACAGAATATGCGTACACACGAAGCAAGTGCAGGTGCTGATGACACTGATGTAGAGTTTTGCTTTGATGATCTGTACTGGCCAATGTACAACTGCTATTCAACAACATACCCAGATGGCAGTGAGAAGCATGCGTTCCGTGCTGGTTTTAGAGAAGGCGTAAAAATGTGCCTTAATAGAGGAACTAAACCTAGTGCAAGTGACTTTAGAGAAAGTGTACACAATAGAAACTTGGATCACTTGACCATATGGCACAATGTAGGTAGTGATACAGAACACGGATTGTGGGCTATTGCAGGTGCAAGGCTAGGCACATGGAAAACAATGATGAGTAGTTGGGATTATAAAGAAGTACAAGACTTTAACAAACTAGATGCTATATGGGAAGATGTAAAGCATTTAGCACCTGGTGAGCTAACAAATTTAAAAGCAAATGACCTTGCTCGATCATTAGCACTGCCAATGAATATCTACACACCTGTACAAAGTAAGTTTTTTAAACATCATTATCGCAGTAACTGGCACAACAAAAGCATTATGACCCGTGAAATTGACATAATTAAGATGCAGGAGGGATGGTAAATTGTAATGAATATGTTTTGTACTGGAAATCCATCTCGCAAAACTATAGCATATGCACTTAAACCTGATCAATGTGCAAGTTTTAGTTTAGGTTGGGATTTTACTAAAGAAGAATCAATTACAAAATTTAGTAATGAGATCCAAAAATATAATGTATTTGTGAATAGTGCATACGTTGCATCTGGAGTACAAGAATCTCTTATGAATGTGTGTCATGCCAAGTGGATGCAATCAAACATGAAAGGTCATATTATTAATATCGGAACTACACTTGAAAATACCAATGATACAAGTGATTATACCCGAAGTAAACAAGAACTAAAACGTCAGAGTCTTATACTCAGTGAAGAAACTGGAATATCGGGTATTAAAACAACATATATTGTGTTAGGTGGTGTTGGGACTGATATGTGCGAGCTTGACCACATTCAGCAAACTATTAATTGGATAATAGATCAACCTTTCCGTATTCCAATTATTCAATTAGAGTCAGTAAAATAATTAGAAGAATGGTAAAATGATTGAAGCAATTAAACTAGATTACGATTTAGATATATTTACAAGTGCAGATTATACTGTGCATAGTGGAAGTTGTATTTCACATCAAGTACACGAGCTAACGGATATACATGAACGGTTTGGCGGATTTCCTGACAGTTATGACATGGGTAACACACTCATAAGACAACTATGGTGGACTAGAGAACAAATAGACTTCCAAGCTCTAGGAGATCAACTAGGCATAGAAGTTGTTACTGTAAGCACTATACTCCAGCCTCCGGGAAACATGATTCCAGTACACAGAGATACGTTCTTTCAAATTAAAAAAGCATGTCCAGATGATACTAGATTAAAAGTAAGAGCCAACATATATTTAGAAGATTGGCATGTAGGAGAATACTTACAATATGAAAATGATAATGAATGGCATAACAGTACTCATTGGAGTGCTGGCGACGGATGGCTATGGGATAGCAATCATTTACACTTGAGTGCTAATGCAGGTATGAAAAACAAGTATACACTACAAATAAGTGGATTTTTAAGGAATCAAGAACGTTGGTAACTGCACTTGTACTTACTAGAGACGGTTATGTATGGAATCTTCCTGAAGTTGTGTCAAAGATTGAACTTGCTAAGTTTCAAAATGAAGATCTTATACTGGACCTAAACAACGAAGGACCAGACTTTGAAACTCTAGACTTAACAAGATACATTGGCAATTGGGATCATCGCACGATTGTTATTACGCGAAACGCAGTACAATCTTTGGTAAAAGCTATTACATTTAAAAACAAATACCCACATTGGCATGACACTACAAAAAATTCATTAAAAGAAGTTATAGTTGAGAAAAATATTCACAAAACAGTTGGTGTATTTGTGGGACGAAGCAATGAACATCGCTTATATTTAAGTAGTTACATATATAATAATTGTTCAGCACACCAAACTTTTAGATATGAGCCTCAACTGGATGTTCATAAAAACAATCTCGGCCTTGAAAAATTAATCGAAAATTACGGATTAACAAATCTTGTTAGTATTGCGGATTTTTTATCAAAATCTCCACTTACAGTCAATGACGATCCTGATGTAAATACCTTAATAAAAAAAATTGGTGGTCCATCAGAATCTGGAGGCGAAGCAATATCAGTTTACGGTTTACATAAAGAATACAAACATTTCTTTGTTGAGCTAGTATGCGAAACCTATTATAGTGGAAGAACATTTTTCCCCACAGAAAAAACTTGGCGGCCTATAATGTTGTTAACGCCATTTATAGTACAAGGATCTCAATGGTTCTTACATCGTTTACGTGATATGGGTTTTCAAACATTTGATCGTTGGTGGGATGAAGGTTATAGTGAAGATCCAGCCAACCATCAACCACATGAAATTATCAAAGTCATTGACTATCTAGCACACAAGAGTACCAAAGAACTAAACATAATGTATAAGGAGATGCAACCCATACTCCAGCACAATAAAAAACGTTTTATGGAACTTACCAGTAAGGATTTTGAAATATTCGAAAATGACAGATACTAAACAAAACAAAGGCGATGGTGTTGATGAGAACTTTAAAAGCGACTTCTTATCTGACGCAGAACGTGCCCAACAAAAGTTAGACACAGTAAGCCCAAGTTTCTGTTTGGCTAAATGGAAGCAACTGAGTTTGCATTTAACAACAGGCATGAACAACAGTTGTTATCATCCACCACTTCATAGTGCAGATGCAGAAGCAATCAAAATCAATCCTAGTGCATTACACAACACTGAACACAAAAAGCAACAACGTAAAATGATGCTAGAAGGCACACGCCCGCCAGAGTGTAGTTATTGTTGGGCTATGGAGGATAATGGCAAACTTAGTGACAGACACTACCGTTCAGGCGAGCCTTGGGCAATCAAGGACTTTGAAACTATTCGTAATGCTCCTTGGGATCAAGACATTACTCCGAGCTATGTTGAAGTAGATTTCAACAGTGCATGTAACCTTAGTTGTAGTTACTGTTCACCGCAGTATAGTTCAACATGGATGGCTGAAACAGAAAAACATGGTGCATGGCCAACAGAAATACCACACAATGATCCAGCACACTTTACAGGCAAAAGACGTCCTATACCAGCAAGAGAACACAATCCTTATGTAGAAGCATTTTGGAAATGGTGGCCAACACTTTATCCTGAGCTTGAACATTTTAGAATGACTGGTGGTGAACCAATGATGGATAAGAATACATACCGTGTATTTGATTATGTATTAATGAATCCAAGTTCAAAACTACACCTAAGCACAACTTCAAACTTCAGCGTTGAAGAAAAACTTTGGCAACGATACAAAGGTTATGTTACTATGCTATGTGAAGTTCCTGATCGTGTTGAACACTTCATGCAGTATGTAAGCCTGGACGGTATGTTTGAACCAGCAGAATACATGCGTCATGGATTGGACTTCAATTTACTTTGGGATAGGGTAAACCAGTTTTTAAACGACATACCGGAACGTAATAGTATAACTTTTATTATAACAATGAATAACCTAAGCATTACCAGTGTGCAACAGTTATTTGTGGCTATACTTGGACTAAGACAAATATACAGTAACACCTATCAAAGAGTTTGGTTTGATACACCTGTACTGCGTACACCTACTTGGCAGAGTCTACAACTGTTACCAGAAAGTTATGTACACGAACTTGAAGTAATAAAAGACTGGATGCAAGAAAATTTAGAATCTGAACAAACACGTTTTAAAGGATTTAAAGACTACGAAGTAGCAAGACTAGACAGAGACATTGCATGGATGCGTGATGGACAAAAACTAGATCCTGAATATATTAAACGTAATAAAGCAGACTTCTACAGGTTCTTTAACGAACACGATAGACGTAGAGGCACAGACTTCTTAAAGACATTTCCTAAAATGAGCACATGGTGGGAGGAGTGTAAATATTTGTCCACTAACCTATAAGCGATACATATGTGTATGAAAGTATTAATTACAGGCGCAGATGGATTTCTTGGTAGTAATACTGCAAGGTATCTTAAAGAAAAAGGACATGATGTTACGGCATTTACACAAGATGTAAGACGTAACCTGCCTTACGAACGTTTTGATTGTTTATATCATTTTGCAGCCTTTGTGGGAGGACGCAAAGGAATAGACAATAACAAATGGCTCATTACTGAAAATATAGAAATAGACAGAATAACATTTAAGTGGGCAGATGAGTTTTGTAAAAAAATTATTTACCCTAGCAGTTGTGCGGCATATCCAACATACTTGCAGGAAGCACCTAATACTCCAATGCACGAAGAACAGTTTGGAAGTAGTAAAACTTTTGATTTGTATGGACTTGCTAAACTGGTAGCAGAAAGCATGCTAAGAACACTTGATATTCCTGTACACGTGATGAGACCCTTTAGCATCTACGGTCCAGGACAAGACATGGACTATCCTTTGCCAGCAATTATACAAAGAGCAAAACAAGGTGAGTGCAGTGTATGGGGAAGTGGTACACAAACAAGAGACTGGGTATATATAGATGATGCACTTAAAATATTTGAATACCTGTTACATAAACAAGAATCTACCACAGTAAATATTGCAACAGGGAAAGCAATTACATTTAAACAAGTGGCAGAGACAGTTTACAAACTAGTACACGGTATAACAGCACCAGTCAAAACACAAACCAACGAACCAGAAGGGGCTGGACATAGGGTTGGTAGCACTGAAAGAATGGAAAGTTTAGGTTTACACTGTAATACTACACTTGAATATGGAATACGAAAAATGATACAATGGTCACAAGATTAGGGTACTCTTTGCCACTGTTGTGGCCATATGGAAAAACCGATCTCAGAATATTTGATAGTACAGAAAAACAAATTGACCAACATTTTCCAAACAAGAAAAATCTATTAATTAATACACTATGGTTTGGTAGCCAATTTGACGGCTGCGATTGGGAAATTGCAATGTCGTTAGAAGGTACCTATGATAATTTGTTTTTGTTAAATTCAATTGATCCATTGTATTTGTTTCCAGAAGACGAACAAAAAATAATAGAACGTTACAAAATAAAGAATATATATCGCATTGGAATGTTTGAAACAAGCAAGCATGAATGGAACTTTCATGCCATCATTGGCAATACACTCATGCCTGATTACAAAGAAGAGCAAGTGTTAATGCTAAGTGCAGACTTTGCTTATATGCTGTATCAAAGAAAACCGAGACTGCACAGAGTTGAAATTACCAACATACTCAGAGGACAACCACATCTATTAGAACGTGGAATTGTAACACTAGGAGATGTAGCAAAAGATGGCACAGATTGGCAACAAGGTTTAGAAGTAGTTCCAATGACAATTGATGACCTTCCTTCGGCTTACAATCAAACACATGATCAAGATGACTATGGAGGAGTTCCAGACGATCTTATGACAGTTGGACGCCTTGATTTATGGCAAAATCATTTTTTAAACGTAGTAAGTGAAACAGAGTTTGACGAATGGAAGCCAGTGTTTATGACAGAAAAAATTTGGAAACCAATGATAGGACTACGTCCTTTTCATGTGCATGGCAATCCAAGATCATATCAATGGTTAAGAGACAGAGGCTTTCGTACATTTAACCACTATTGGAATCATTTGCCTGTTGAAACTGTAGGTCAACATAATGCATTGATGGATGTAATCAATCATCTAGTGGATATGCCAAAAAAAGACATCGAAGACATGTATCAAGATATGTTACCTGATCTACGTTACAACAAACTGCGGTTTCATGAATTCAGCAATGAACAAAAATACAAAATGGAAAACATATTCAATTAAATACGTGTTGTAATAATCCTTACGTAGAAAGTTATAATGAAAAAAGTTAGTTTTGTACAACCTAATTTTAATTGGGGACCAGTTAATCTAGACATTTATTTCATACCATACAGTGCTGGACTTTTGTGGGCATATGCTAACCAGTTTGAAGAAATCCAACAAAACTATAATTTTGGCGAATTTGTATGGCGTAGAGATAAAATATCTGATGTAGTCGAAAGCCTCAAAGATTGTAGTGTGGTGGGATTCAGTACCTATATATGGAATCGCAAATACAACTACGCACTTGCTGAAGAATTAAAAAAAGCAAACCCTGATTGTTTACTTGTGTTTGGCGGTCCAGAAGTGCCGGTATCTAAGGATAATATTTTTGAATTGCACCCTTACATAGATGTTGTTATTTTGCAAGAAGGTGAACACAGTTTTTATGAAGTTCTAAAAGGTAACCTTGAATCCCCTGGGATGATAGTAAACAAAAATGGTGTACGGGTTGATACTGGCGTTAGTAAGAGATTTAATGATTTAAGTACAATACCTAGTCCGTATCTTGCTGGAGTGTTTGACCACTTGATAGAACAGCATCCAGATGTTCTTTTCAACGGAACACTTGAATCAAATAGAGGTTGTCCATATCAATGTACATTTTGTGACTGGGGTAGTTTAACCTACAGTAAAGTGAAAAAGTACAACCTTGAACAAGTGTTTGCAGAAATAGAATGGTTTGCAGATAATAAGATAGATCACATTACACTAACAGATGCTAACTATGGAATATTCCCTGACAGGGATATGTTGATTGCAGAAAAATTAGCTGAACAACGCAGACTAAAAGGCTACCCTAGACTGTTCAATACTAACTGGGCTAAAAATCAAAAACAAAGTGTTGTGGATATTATTAGTACACTAATTGATGGCGGCTTTAATGCAGGACTGACTCTTAGTCTACAAAGTTCAACACAAGAAGTTCTCAAGGCTATAAAAAGAACAAATTTAGAAATAAACAAAGTAAAAGAAGTGTTTGCACTATGCGACAAGAGAAATATACCTTGCTACACAGAACTTATCTTAGGTTTGCCTGGCGAAACACTAGACACTTGGACAGACAATTTTTATGATCTCTACGAAGCCGGCAATCACACTGGTATAAACGTTTATCAATGTCAATTAATTGAAAATGCTGAAATGAATATAATTCAGCGTAAAGAATACAATATGCAAAGTATGCAAGTAAAGGATTACTTTGAAGGCGGCAGTAACGACTACTTTGATGAAATTCAAGAAGATAATGCAATCGTTGTAAGTACACGAGATTTGCCACCCGAGGATATGATAAAAGCCTACATGGTAGCATGGTTTCATAAAACTTTTCATATAGGCGGCTTTACAAATTATATTGCAAGATTCATGCACAAGTTTGCCGATGAAAACTACAAAAGTTTTTACAGTAAGTTTCAAACATACATAATGCAAGATCAGTATATGATTGATGAATACAAACGAGTAGCCAAGAGTGTCAGACAATGGTATACCACTGGAGATATCGACGAACAACTTGTAGGCGGTATACCAGTGATGGGCGAAAACATGGTAATAAGCACAATTTGGAAATTGCACATTGATAACAAGATAGATTACATCTATGAAAAAATAGCAGATTTCATGAATCAAGAATACGATCTACTGTTTTCTGATCAATTGGTTGATTTCCAAAAAAATTGTGTGCTAGTGCATGAAAAGTTAGAGCAGTATCCTATTCAATATCAGCATGACTATAACTTTTATGGTTACATTGTTAATAACGATCCACTAGACCAACCAAACATAACTATATATGAAAATAGAGATGAGAATATAGTTACAAAAGATATTTTTGTACAACAGATTTACTATCAACGAAGAAGTGATTATGGAAAGGCAAAAGTTAAAGTTGAAACTTTACAATAATATGTTACAATATAAACTATTACTACACAAGATAGAAAATATTCTTAATGCCTAAACTTAAAAATGAAACTGACTTGCAATATAAACAACGTGTGCTTGATCCTCTAAGTTCAAGCATGTGTGGAGCCAAATGGTATAACGCTACTATCTGGTTGGGCTCAGGGATGACCACAAGTTGTCATCATCCTCTACCACACAAAGTAAGCGTAGAAGATGTAATTGCCAATCCAAAAGCACTTCACAATACACCACAGAAAAAAGAAGAACGTAGACAAATGCAGTGTGGTGAGCGACCTAAAGGTTGCGAATACTGTTGGAAAGTGGAAGACATAGGCAGAGATAATATCAGCGACAGGGTTTACAAGAGTGTAATTTACGATGACAAGGCACTAGCAGTTGCACATGAACGCGATCATCAAATGGATGTCAATTTAAAGACACTTGAAATTGCTTTTGATAGAACTTGTCAACTTGCGTGTAGTTATTGCAATCCAGCATTTAGTACCACGTGGGTAAAAGATATTAAGAAAAATGGATCATATGATGACTTGATTAGCGACGGTAGAAATCACTTTACGCATCCGCATGATAGCTCGCAACTGTATACATTTAACGAAACTAATCCGTACATAGAAGCATTTTTTAAATGGTGGGAATCGGACTTGCATTATACATTAGACGAGTTACGCATTACAGGTGGAGAGCCAATGATGAGCGGGCACCTATGGAAACTACTTGATTGGTTTAAAGAAAACAAAGGTGCAAGCAAAACACGTATTGCAATTAATAGTAATTTGCAATGTAACTCAGAACAAATTTATAAATTGCTTGATAGAGCTGATAGTGCTCCACTTGACATTTATACTTCAAATGAAAGTTTAGTACATCAAGCAGAATACATACGTGATGGATTGGAATGGAGCACATGGGCAACTAACATGCACCTGTTAGCAGGAAGCGGAAAGTTGCGTGGTTTGCACAACATGTGTACAATTAATGCACTGTGTTTAGAAACATTACCAGAGTTTTTAAGTTACCTCCTAAAATTTAAAGAAATGTATGGAAGAGACTATCCAAGTTTTACACTTAACATATTGCGGTTCCCTAGTTTCCAATCTGCACTAACACTTCCAGATCACATTAGGACTTTGCACAAGGACAGACTGCAAGAATGGTATGATGACAATGCTAATAATCCGTTATTGCATGAACACGAGCTTAACCAAACTCAAAGGCTCTTAGATTATCTCGATGTGGTTAAGACTCCGCATAGTGAAGCCTTTGAAATCCCTAAGTTACACAACGACTTTGCAAAATTTTATACACAATATGATATCAGACGTAATAAAAATTTTAGCAAAGCATTTCCAAGCATGAAAGAATGGTTTAATGAGTTACAACTATAATAGCAGTGAACCAATAAAAATCAAGTTAGCTGATCTCGAAGAACAGGAACGTAACCTATTGAGTGAAAGCAAAACGTTTTGCATGTATCCTTGGATACATCTACATGCCTATCCGACTGGCGAAGCATATCCTTGTTGTCATGCCGAAATGGGAGTAGGACAAGTTGGCAACTGTAAAACAAATACAATGACAGAGATATGGAACTCCCCAGAGCAAAAGAAACTTCGCAGAGACATGCTCACCGAAACATAAAATGGAGCATGTGGGCGTTGTTACGAACAGGAAGAAAGTGGATTCTTCAGCGGTAGACAAAGTGCGAACAAGCATCATGGACACCACATACACAGAACACAAGACACCGCAGAAGATGGCGAATACAAAGACTTTGAAATGACCTATTGGGACATACGTTTTTCAAACTTGTGTAATCTCAGTTGTAGAAGTTGTGGACATATATTTTCCAGCAGTTGGTACAAAGACCAAACTGCACTAGCAGGTCCTGAATGGGCAAAGAACAATAATGTGTTAAACTATGCCGGACGTTTCAAAACTGATATGATGGAACAGTTGATGGAGCATCTTGACTATGTAGAGCAAATTTACTTTGCTGGCGGCGAGCCGTGTA